TATCGACCTGAATGCGTTAAAAGTGGGTGTTAATTACCGAAATCCCGCTGTTTTTGATAACAACATTTTTGCAACAAATAACGGGTGTTGATATTCAAATAAAACAGACAACCAACACGTTATTTTCACACGTTTTCTCCCAGAAATAAGCATCAGGCAGCAATGCGAACTGCTTTCCCTCCAGCTATGGAAATCCGCATACCGTCGAGTGTTTGCTGCTGTCCATTCAACCGCATCGATGCAATATTTGAATGAGGGAATACTACCTCGCAGTAACACCGACAATTTGGCAATGCGCCAGCGTGCCCAGTCATACCATCAAGCGTTGGAGGATTATCCCAGCGGACAAATATCCCCTCCATTTTGGCGTGTGACTCTCGCACATCGCCATCCTCAGAAGTACGCCAAATGTATCCAATTGAGCCAATGGAAAGCACTCTAGCTTGTGTCAATGCAGTGGATGCACGACCGATTTCAGTTCGAGCGATTAAATTGGCACGAGATATGGCGACATCGCCTGAGGCGGCAATCTCTTTAGCGAATGGTTCAGCTCGCCCACCAGAGACTACGGCCTCAATTGCCTTATTCTGGATGTCGTATATACGCTCAGCGGCCTCGAGAGGCAGTGACTTGATGTATTTGATTTGCTCGGCAACGATAGACTTCATCACCTGACCAACAGGCGCGTTATCCACCATATCTCGCAACTCATTGCTAATTGACTTGCTGTGCTGTCGCCATTGCCGTTCGTTGTGGCGGGCAACGTCAAGAGTGAATCGCTCAGCGACTCGAGCTGCCCATCCATCGATAATGACGCTGTAACTATCCAGCGCCTCCATTATTTCGGTTACGCTATCGTTTGAACCATCGTAACGGCCATTGACTATATCCCCGACGGCTTTGGCTATCTGCCGTAGGCTCGTTCGATACCGGATCTCCGCCTGCTTGCTCCGGCGGTTTGTTGTCAAGTTCGCCGAAGCTTGGCGGGGCTTCATCTTCCGCATTCTCTATATCCTCGTCGGTGATCGATGCACCAATACCCGTTACGTCCGAATTTTCGCGCAGATCTGTCATTGCGGCCTTTTGGGTCATTAACCCATCTGCCAGAGCGGTACTGATGGCCGTTGTTACATTTACGGCCACCGTCGAGCGGTCAAGGTCTGACATCTGCCATAGAGGATTAAACTCAAATGTAAAATCATCGGGCAGCGCCTCACCAAGCTCGGAGCGATAGATAATATCGAGCACCTTGCGCAACGGCTGTCGGAGCCGACGTTCTTGTAATGAACTAATGCGGTCGTAATAGTTGGCAAGGTCAGCGTCGCCAGTAGAAAACCCCTTGGGAGATTGCCCAAATAGCCTCACCAGCGGAATGCCCACCGCACCACTAATCTGTTCAGCAAACTGCGAGATAACATCGTCCAAGCCACTGAAGCTGTATTGATGGGTTTCGAAAGTATCTTCGGCATCCATTAGCGTCATACCTTCATTGCTCTGGAACTGGCGGATCAGATCGATGTTTTTCAGTAATGCATCAAATGCGGGCCCACCAAAAGCAATAAGATCACGAAGCTTCTTCACCTTGTAAGTACGCAGGTGAGCTTTATAGACCAGTTGGGCGGCACCAACACTAGCACTATCAAAAGCTGTCAATCGGTCCCAGATACGCTCTACAACAGACATCCCCCATTCATTTTCCGTCATAGCCTGCTGATAAGGCAGTGTCACTCCGTCAAATCGAATAAGACGACTGTGATGTATGCGCCATGCAGGAATACCGGTTGCTGTTGTCACTACATCGTAGAATTCTGGCTTGCCGAGGTCTGGCCCCATCTCTTTAATGCGACGAGTCAACACAGGGTTAATCATCCAGCGGTCAAGAGGTAGGATGCCTTTAAACTTACCTTCTCCGATAGTTTCTAATCGCAAAGGCGTGAATGGTGCTTGCCCTTCGATCATGATGAACCCCACCGCGCCACCGTATAAGCGTGACCATTTCAGCGCATCATTGAGCTTGTCCCACAACTGCAAGCCATCAAACGTAGACTCGACAACGCCACGCGCTTTAGCATCAATCTCTGATGTAATGCGTATTCCCTTGCGGGTCATGTCATCAGGGATAGCATCAACCGCCTCGCCAATAACCCATGATGAACGGTAGGACCATTCGATGAGGAGTCGATTGCGACTGGTGAAGTTTGCCCGGTAAGTTGATGCTGAATGCTGGTTTGACGTCTGCATGCCTACGCGGGCGACAAAGTTTTCGTAACCATCCGCAGTTGCCTGAGCGGTTCGCCGCGAGGTTTGTTTATTTCGTGCCATTAGGCCTGTCTCCCTAGCAGCTCCCAGATATTCAGGGCTGAATTCATTGGTGCGTAGCTGATCATCACGGAGTCAGCCAAGTTTGGCGACTTGGTGCCATCAGGCTGTTTATCTACAATGATTTTCCCTACCCCGTTGATGGAATAAGTAGGCTGGGATAATTCGATAATGAGTTTGTCTTTGTTTTTCATCTCGCCACTGATGGAGATGATTTCGTCAGGGTTGTAGCTCATCCCCTCACGTACTGCGCGGTAGGTGTTCTGGAATAACTTACGCAGACGCCACCAGCTCTGTGCTTTGGCATTCGCGAAGAAGTCTTTATTCAGTCTCGCGGCTTGGCCGTTATCGCCCCTGACAGCCTCGTCGTCGGGATCAAATACGGCACCACTCCCACGGAATGGGGTAGCAAGAATATAGGGGCGACGAGCCGCCTTTCTCAGCTCGTTAATCGCTCTAGCATCACCACGGACACCCGCCCCCAGCCCATCTTCATCAAAACGAAATTCTTCAATTCCAGACTGATCGCAGAATCCGAACACCTTCTCAACAGACTGGTAAATATCGCTTCCTACGCCGGACCACTCTTCAACATCTTGCAGCAGGAAGCCGTGACGGATAGAAAAGGCGTTTTTATCCTTACCTTCATCCGCAACGTCCATTGCCCCAAGTCGCTTACCTGTTGGCTGTATACCAAGCGCGATATGCGCATCAACGGCAGCCTGCACCCAATCAGATGGGATAAGCACACCTTCCGCAGAGGCGCTGTAGTTCAGATCTAATTCCTGAGCCACCACCACTGGGTTATCAATTTTTTCGCACTCTTTTTGATACCACGCATCGTCTTTGCGCGGATCACTTCGCCAATGAAACGTGAATACCGGTATTTTTCCGCCGTGGCGCTTCTGTGCAAATGGATTGGTCATGCCATTGACCGAACTGAGATCGATACGGCAGCGCGTAGTCTGAGACAACGCAGCATCTATCAGCAAAGGGCGCTGAAGAAAGGCAGCCTCATCCACAAGATAAAGCGTTGTGCGGTCACCACGCCCAATGTTATCGCCTGCCTCACCCTTGATAACTGCGCCAGTATCAGGGAACTCAACACGCATATAAGGTGCGTGTTTTTTTTCATTCCATGAGCCCCTGAATTCAACAGGCAAAGTCTCTACGAATCGGCGAGCTTTCCAGAACAGCGCCTTGGGGTCACCAGTGCTATCAACGTATTCCTCTTTACGAGAACCAAAGCCGATCACCATTTCTTTATTGAACAAACAAAGCGAGCAAGCCATGCCGATCGCCGTCCAACTCAGTCCCATTTCACGGCTCTTTTCAGTTATGCCGTTCTCTAACCGTTCTCTTCGCTCCATAATCCAGTGGATCCATTCTTCCTGCTTAGGGAACAACAGAAATGGAATGGTCACCGGCAGACCGTAGTCGATATTTCGCGGGTCAGTTGTCATCCCCCAGTCAATGATGAACTGAGCCGGGTTAGTACGATAAAACTCACGGAGTGCCGGAAGCATTTCAGGCGCTTTCCTGATCCGCTCCAGCCTCTCCATTCTCCACTCAAACACAGCGGTATAGTCCGGCTTGCGGAAGTCGAAGGTAAACGGAATCGGCACAGAAAAATTCCTCAAAAACGCCCCAATTTAACATAATGGACGTTACCCGCACTGGCGCAACACCCCTCATCACGCAAACGGCATGAAGCCTCTGTTTTGAACAGATAAGTGGTCAAATCGGGATGAATAAAACGTGCATAAAACGGGTCAAAAAGTGCATAGCGTTTTTTCGGTTCGAAACGCCTGTTTTAGCAATTTTCAACCCATGTATTTTTTGTAGATATCTGCTGCTTCCTGTGGGGTCAGGTTCGCCGCGTCAGCTTTGGTCTCCTCGTCCATATTGTTGAACGATTCGAAAATTTTCGGTGCTCCCAACTCCATAAGCAGGGTTGCCGGAATCTTTATCCCCTCAGCCTCAAGCAATTGCGCCGCCTGCAGCGCGGAGTATTTCCCGGACACCTTGTGTTTCATAACCTCACGAAGCACATCACGCTGGCGTTCTTCTTCACCATAAACGCTGCGACCGAGCCCAAGGGCTTTAGCAAATACCGCAATATCATTGTGGGTGGGCAAAACATCCTCGACGGTTGTTTTCAGACCATCCGAGGATTTAGTGACAATCTTTCGCTTACGAACGTCCAGACTTTTACCTGCCACGCTGTTGATCTTTTCCATCAGAACTTCGCGAGCCTCGGTAAAGGCACGATTAAAGTCGGCATGTTCCTTACGCCAGTTTCGGATGGTCGCCTCGTCAATTTCCAGCCGTTGGGCAACCATGCGGTTTGAAATCTTGTTACGAGCTAAGGCCATGTCAAGAACGATACCGACGTAGGCCTTCTTAAAGCTATTTTTTTCGGGCCATACGTTTACCTGATATCTGCTACTGTTCATGTTTTGTTCAATTTCACTTTTCCGAATTTCTCGTGCGGAATAATTCTGCGGAAAAAACCACTCCGGGACCGCAGTCCAGCAGTGTTTGAGTGCGGAATTAAAAACGTCAAAAAATGCGGAGTTATCCATTTTCCGCGAAAACTGCGATTTGATGTCCTGAGGCCGCATAGAATGTGGACA